GTACATTTTATAATTATAAAGCCTCTGTGTTTATATGTCAACCGTAATCTTTTAGACTAAAGTTTGTGCCTAGCATATGATACGGTGTTGCTGTTTTATCGTTCGACCATACTAATACTTCTGGATCGTCATACAAGAAATCGCAATTTTTACAATAATCAATACTGTCAAAGTCTTTCAACTCATGTGCCTTACGAAGTTTGTTGTATTCGTCTCCGTACCATATTTCTTCTATGGTTTGATTTTGCACATGTCCTAGCACACTTTTGCTTTCGTTAGGAGGACCCATTGTTTGACAGCAAGGCGTAACTGCACCTTTTAATCCTCCGTTACCTCCACTACGTATTGTAATTTCAGGAGCGAACGGGCGGCCACAAGTTCTACGCTTACTAGGATCTCTAACATACAATGGTTGGTAGTTTCCGCTCCAGTTATGCATTTTCCAAATATAACCTATAGTTCCTGTAGGTCCTATAAAATTATTTCTGTATTGATCAACTTCGTAATCTACTTGATTATTGTCAAGTATTAAATGATAACTGCTTACTACACATTTACTATTAGTTTCTTTAATGTATTCTTTAGCCTTTACTATGTTTGTTTTCAATAAATCAAAATTATCTACAGACATCCACTCTTTGTATTTTTCTTTGTTATATCCTATACAACTAAACCTAGCAAAACTTAGTCCTGCATCAATACACTCTTGCATAAAGTGTCCGCTAAAGAAACTACCGTTACTGTACATAAAACTAGGAAATCCTCGCTTAGTACATTCCTCAATATACTTAGGCAAATCTTTAGCCATAGTAGGTTCGCCACTGCCTTCTAAATTAATAACAGGTTTACCTGGCAGTTGTTCAAGTATGTTAATAAACATGTCCATAGGCATTTTACGTGTCCAGTCCTTACCTCTTCCGGTAGTCTGTGGACACATTTGACACTTGTAATTACAGCCGCCAAATACTTCTACTACTGCACGTTCTAAATCAGGTACACTCATTGTTGTCCCCATTTACTCCACATGTCTGTGAGCAATCTAATATAGGCATTATCAGTGTGACGAAAATCATATTCAATACGTTTTTTGTTAAATTCTATACTATAAAAGTCATTATATTCTTTAAAGAAATCTTGTGCTTCTCCATCAGTAAGATTTGTTACTTTTCCGACAGGTGCATAACCAAGACCTAATTGTTCATCATTAGGATCGACGCCTTTACTTTCTAGCCAAGAACTAAATTTTTCATCTGAAGGTAATTCGTATCCAGTTCCAAAATAGCAATTAAATTCTCCACTAATAACTCTATGCTCAGATATTCCTGCTGATTCAACAACATCGTCATTATCTAGATATGCTTCAAACCAGGTTTTTCCAGTTTGTGCGTAATGAAGATATACCATTCCGTCTGTAACATCTTTTGTAAAATCTTTTTTAAATTTAGGATCTAGTTCAATCCTTTCTTGGATACCTAATAAGTTATAATAAAAATAACCGTTTCGATAACCTTCGTCTTTTATGTTTTCTGTTTCGTACCATGCTTCTAATTCATGACAGCAATGATTAAGAAAACAAATTGCTAATCTAGTATCACCATTTGCATTAGCAAGTTCGTTACCAGGATTCCATAACTGCCCTTGCATAACTTCAAAATGATGATGTAAAATATTTAATAAATCTTGATCATAACCATTACGCAAGGGACCAAAATTTTCTACTATCTTATAATCGCTATAATAATTAATCGTTGCAATACTTCTATCAAGATCGTCACATATATGGGCTACTGTTCTGTAATCGTTATGAAAGCCTAGCAAACTAAAATTTTTTTGAAATATTTTTCTATTATGTGTTGCTAATAAAAAGTCAAGCTGACTAAGCCATATGTTTGATAGTTCATTATCATTTGGCTGTATATTGATATATTCAATTTTATTTTCTATATTTCTAAACCCAAGCTCTATCATTGATTGCCTTTATAATTTGTTCTGCATGAGCAGTTTGCGATTTTATACCAGGATGCATGTTATCTCTTGCACATTTATCATCAATGTTAGGAAATGGATCTATTGTCTGCTTTGGTGCTAAGAAACTGCAAAGCTCGTTTAATGGATGATCCCAACTACTATAAATTATTTTAATATTATTAGCTTCGGCAACATCATGCACCCAATTAATATGCGACACTGCTTTAACTGCAAAAAATTCATCATCTAGTGTATACAGTGTCTCTACCATCTTTTTATATCCACTGTGGGGCCATCCAGGAATTATATTGATAATCTCTGAATTTGAATTTTGATAAAATTGTCTAAAATGACTAGGAAAAGTTATTACTGCATAATCTAAATTAACAAGTTTAGTAGCCATACTAAAAGTTCTAGCAACCCTTTCTACACTTGAACCAGGAGCACCAAAATTAAAATATTCTAAATCAAACTCGCTTGCTACTTGATAGGCAAAAGTTTTTTCTCTTTTAATTCCTTCTCCCATTGTAAAACTACAGCCAAAAAACCCAATTTTCTTTTTAGGACTATCAGCATTAAACTCATCTCTAAAATTAAATTTATTAAAATAGTAAGTCCAAGGATCTTTGTCAAAATTTTCTTTTTCTGCATCTTGCATAGTTTCTTTAATAAAATAATTGCCATCAGGACTAAACTTTTCAAGTCGTGTAAGAAACGCTTCATATTTAAGTACACCATAGTAAGCAATATTATCACTATTCATTGGTGCATTTTGTGCAAAAGGTTTAAATTTTTCTCCTCTGATTTTAGCCATCTAATAACTCCGGATTTAACGCAAAAACATCAGTACCTCTAATATCGTCTATCTGTTTTGACTTCCATTTAAACTGTTTCCATAAATGACTATTATCATGTTGGTACATAAAGTCTATAATATTTTGCCAACCACTAAACGGTATGCCTGTGTCAGCTTCTAATTTTTTACCATATTTTGTAATCTTATCTGCTGCTTGTTCTTTTAAATTTTCTGGTAAAACAGTTATACTATAATAATCAGGTGTAAATAAAGGATTAATATGAAATCTATCTACCCAATAGTTTTCCATATAAAAGCCCCTAGTTGGATGGACTGCTTCTAGTGGCATTAAATCATTAATATGCAATTCATGATGTAACTCAGTAAGCCTAAATATATTAAGAATACTAACAGTAGGATGAAACCAATAATCAACTGCTCCACTAGCTCTAATCTTTTTAAGATTTTCTAATGTTTCTTTCCATTTGCCTTTATAACGAATGTGCTCAAATGTATCACTTTCTCCGTCTATACTTAAACTTAAATGAACATAGTTAAATTTTTTCCATAATTCTATTACATCTTGTTTTTTTGTTCCTAATGTTGTACCATTTGTACTGTAACGTAAAGAAATATCATATTTTTCTTTTTCGTCTAGCATATTGAGAATTCTCCAATGCTCGGGCATAATTAATGGTTCGCCACCAGCAAAGTGTATCTCTTTCATAGTTTCAAGATTTTCTTCAATGTCTTCCCAAAATACATTTGCTTCTTTTAAGTCAATAAGTTGAGTTTCACTATATTTGTCTGCACCAGGATGTAATTTTTGAAAATCTTTTGCCCACTGTGTACTAAAGAGAGGCGAACATGTTGTACAAGCAAGATTACAATAATTTGAAAATCTAAAGTCCCAATATTTTAATTGTAATTCAGGCAATGTACCATCTTCTGCCGTACTAGCAATTAAGTCTTTAGTTTCATCAAACCATTTACTATTAAGACCAGTACGCATAGTATTCAAATTATTCTGTTGTTTTGATACACAACGTTCACATGCACTAGGAAGAGGTTTTCCTTCTAACATGTCCTTTCGCATTTTTTTAGCTTTAGGACTATTAACAACGTCTATTAATTTTTCATGTTTGACATTTCCAAAACTATTTTCTTCACGTAAAGGCGTTTGACAACATGCAAACGATCTTCCATCATTAATAACATGTAAATGCATCCACGGTGCTACGCAAAAATTAGGACTATTTTTTAAATCATCATTCATAGTTCATCTCACTAAAAAGTTTTTCAAATTTACGTTGATGTTTCATATTAAAAAACTTTTGTTTATTCTTTTTCATAAATGGTATTAATTCTTCTACTTTATCTGCCATTTCTTGCTCAGTGTACTGTGACATTATTTCAATACTATCGCACATTAGTTTAACTTTATCTGTTGTTTTTGATACTCTATCATAAAAATGATTTGTAATTAAGGTAGGAAGAAAATATCCTTCTCCTCCTATATAACCCATTGTATTTAAACAACCAAGCGCCATGAACGGGTGCCCTTTGGCTATTTGTCTCCAAATACCTAATTTAGGGGATAGCATATTAACTTCATCCATATAAGATCTATCAAACATAGGCGAATATGGTCCGCTGACAATACTAATTAAACTATCTTCGTAGTCAGATTTATCAAACACTAACGGAGTTCTTCTTAAAGTATTAAAATCATAATCTAATTTTTTTGTTCCTGTTAATGATTTTATAATTTGTTCTTTTTTTCTAACATATTCAGTACTGTTAGTTTTGTCAATTATTCTAAAATTACTAGAATTTATAGGAGTTTTTTCTTTTGTTAAATTAAAACTATATTTCCCATGCACATCTAACTGTCTATATATTAATTCACTAATAAATGCAAGATTGTGTCTTGCATTATTACCTGTGTATGCTGTAAATACTCTTTTAGGCTTCCAATTTTCAAATTTAAAATCTTCTTTATCAATTTGTTCAGGAGATAACGGAAAAAATGATGGCTCTCTATATACCCAATACATGCTTTTTTCACTATCTCTATTTTTATAAGCAAGTTGTGCAAAAATTTGCCACCAGTCTATACCATATACATTAGGATTATCAAATAATTTTCTATATGAACGATTTAAATCACCTAAAACAATATAGATTTTATCTCTTGTTATCTTTTTTGCACCTAGTTTATCAAGTTGTGTTCTTAATTTCCATAATACTCTATAATCATGAGACAATCTTGGTGCAAAAATTAATAATTTCATTTTACCTTTTCTAATTTTAGAAAGAGATTTATTAGGAATAATAGTTTCAAAATCTAAATCATACCATGAATTTCCTTTGTTAAGCTCTAATGGATAAAACAAACTCTTTGCAGTTTCGTTTCCTGAAAAGATATTAACTCTTTCAACATCTAGTACTTTAAGTACGTTAAAGAGTAATGTAGTATCGTTAATTGGCCAGTGTTTTTTAGCACTTACAGGAATTCTAAGTAAGTCTTTAGTAAAATTATATTCTGTGACACCATTTGGAACTGGAGTATTGTCTATAATTTTATCGTAATACAAATTAATCGTAGGCCGCAAGGGGATCATCGATGTTCCTCGAATCGGGTTTTAGCACCCAACCTTCTTTTTCTGCTAATTCTTGTATTGCTAAATCAGTGTCCGGAATACTGTCTACCCAGTCTGTAAGAATTTTAGGAAATACATAGATGCTTTTGTTACGTCTAATGTCATATTGCTGATAGAAAGTTTTAAAGTCACGCCATAGCGTTACTGGATTACTTGTACGTCTATGCGGAGCATCAACAGTAACTAAGTAATCTATAAGTCTTTCTATACTTGCTTTTTCAAACTCATGCCAGCCAATATCGTCTTTGCGTTTTTGCCACCAAGTGTTTAACTTATCATGACAATAGTCTTTTATATGGTTAGGTAATGCTAGTGGACTTTGAAAACTAGGAAAACGCAATAAGTTTAAACTTACTGTAGGTTTTCTACTTTGTGTAAGTTCTTTTAATTTATATACTTCGTCAAGGAACTCTGTAATACTAAACAAACAAAGACTATTAATAGTCATCATAATGTTTACGCCATTACAATTACCTTCGGTTAAAATACGTTTAATATTTTTTAACCATAGTTCATAATCTAATCCATCACGAATATATTCTGCTTGCGCACCTACTGCTTCGCAACTAGTATACAAATCAAAATGTTTCATACCTTGTGTTTTGGCAATTAGCCTATCTATAATATCTTCTTTAGCAATAAGATTACTATTGATAGCAAATCTCATATTAGTATCTTGCGCATTAAACCAATCAAATAATTTCCAAGTGTTTCCGCTCATCAAAGGTTCGCCACCTGTAACACGTAGTTCTTCTAAACTTTCACTAAGACCGTTATCCCACCATTTCCAAAATGCTTGAATGTAAGGATTGTCTTCGTCATTTTTATAAGGCTGTGCCCACGATCCGTCTTGATGGAAGGCTCCGGCGCCATCACTTACAAGATTCTCGTATGGTCCGTTGTTCTTGATGTCTTTGGCCCAGGTGGTGCTAAAGGAGGCATTGCAGTATGAACAAGCAAGATTACAAACCCTATCAAAAGCAATCTCGAAAGTTTTAAGGTTAGTATTTTCTTTATAGTCAGCTTCATATGCTTGTTGTAATTGTTCGTCAGTATAGATAATGCTTTTGAAAGTACGGTCACTGACTGCATTTTTACCCATATCTTCCATCTTCCAGCAATACTCACACTCTCGAGGACGCTCACCGTTTTGCATCATACGGCGCATTTCTTTTTTGTGTTCTGTATTATGAATAGCTGTAAAATTTTCCTGTACTTCTACTAGCGGAATTTGATGTGCAGGTGGATGGTGACAACTTGCAGTTGTACCACTACCTAACCAAGTAGTAGCATTGTACCACTTTGCTCCGCAAAAACTTTTACTTTTACTGTTAAGTACCCTATCTCGATACTGTTGTAAATTTTCTTCAGGCTTCTTTGGCATCCCATTCCTCTAACATTTCTATATATTGTGGAAATACTTCTACAAAATTTTTATTTCTTCTTTTATCATATGCATGTATGTATCGTACAAAGTCAGCTCTGTGTTCCACTGCTGGCTCCGTTGACCTCAAATAATCACAAAGTCTTTGTATTTGATCAAATTCTTCTAGATATATTCTAGCATATTTTTCTTTAGTATAATATTTTAACCATTGTTCACAAACTTTTTCAATAGTATTTGCAATACTTGTTCGATATTCTTTATCTAATAAAGTGCATTGTAAGTGAGGTGGCCAACGCATAATATTAATACTTAACGGTATACGATTAATTTCAAATGTTTTATTGTATTCTTTACGAAAGTCCATAATTAACATTATAAAATCAATAAAACTAGGAAGACTTAACATGTTAACTGTAGTCATTATAGCAACAGATGATTTAGTTTCTTTTAGTAATCTATCTACATTTATTAACCACTTGCTGTAAACTAGCCCGTCTCTTACATATTCTGCTTGTGCGCCTGTGCTTTCAAGGCTAGTATAAACATCAACTTTAACACCAACACTATTTAATGCATTGATTTTTTCTATTAGTTTATCTATTAATTTATTTTCAACACAGGCATTTGTATTGATAGCAACGTCTAACCCTTGACGAGGATTTTCAATTAGATAATCTAGCAACTTCCATGTGTCTTTTGACATTGTAGGTTCGCCGCCTGTAATGCGTAATACTTTTAAATAAGGCAATGCATCAGGAAACCATTTCCAAAATGCAGTAACATATGGATTATCATCACTATGACGATAAGGCATTTTGCCTGTTTTTTCTAAATAATCTAAATGATGAGCACCATGCTTAGTAGGATAAGGTCCATTTTGTTTTACATCTTCCATCCACTTTGAACTAATTTCAGGAGAACAGTACGCACAAGCAAAGTTACATGCATTTGAAAATGATACTTCTAAGTAACTAGGATAAACATTTTCTCCAGGGTCACTGGTTGCTATTTCTTCAAATCTATCCCATGCCCAAGTATCTGCTGTTTTGTAATGACGATCACTAAAATAGTCTTTGCCTAAATCTTCTATCTTCCAACAATATTCGCATTCTTTAGGCCTGTTACCTAAAATCATATCAAGTCTTTGTTGTTTTTTATATTGACTGTTATGCAGTGCAGCAGGGTCTTTTTCAATTTCTTCTAAAGGAATTTTATGCGGTGCTGGATGGTGGCAACTGTGATTGTATCCATTTTGTAATAGCAGTGTAGTTTGCAGCCATTTAGCCGTACAGAAGCTACAACTAACATTGTTAATTTTTTCACGCTTTTCTTCTAGTATTTTTATACGCTGTTCGTTACTCATCTAGATCTAATAATCCTTGGTGTATTTTGATATACTGCCTTAAAGAACTTGCTTTGTTCTGCATCTAACGGTTTAGTAGACATATCAACACCTGTGCCTTTTAGTATTTCAAATCCTAAACGTTCTGCTTCTTCTTCTGGGTTTAGATTTTTTACATCACTTTCCCAAAAGTTGTTTAGCCATTCAAAGTCACGCACATTAGCATAATCCCAATCTGTACAGTTTGTCATATAACAGCCTTGTCGTGCGCCTAATATACTCCATATGCCGTTTTTTACATCTGCTCCAACTTGACTCCATATAAGTAATCGTTGATAGTTTTGCCACCATACCTTACGCAAGTCATTTACTTTTGCGCCTTGATCTAAACTCATTTTAACACCTTCACGGAAGCCTGCTCTCCAAGACTGCCACGGTGTAGCATTAGTATATGAAACGCTGTAGTTCTCGTTAAATTGATAATACTTGTCGTCAAAGCAAAATTCAACTTTTCCACGTTCGTCGCCTTCTTCACTGTGTTCATGTGTTTTCATATTGTGAACAAATTTGCGTGTCCACATTTTAAGTCCACCGTTGCCGTACATAAGTCCGTTAACGTGTACTTTACCACACCAACTAAAAACATGTTCAGGCGTTAACCCTAATTCTTCATAATCTACTTCAACATTTAAAAATTCTTGATCTATAATATTATCTGCATCTACAGTAATAAAATATTCTGTTTCAGCTAAGTCTGCACACGCCTTATGTGCTGCATCGCTACCATGTACTCCATGTACACGTTTAGCCCAAGGCACTTTCTGACATAAGTCAGCATAGTTCTTTTCTGCGTTTGGTTCGTCGTATGACAAAAAGATAATATCTTGATCTACTATTTTAATAGTACTCATTCTGTCTCCTGAATGTGAAAATAATTTTCAAATGCTTTTCCGCAATATAAACTTACTTTAGGATTTTTAGCAACATCTATATCTTGATCTTTCATTTCAAAACTATCTGTATATAATACATTATACATTTTAATATCAAGTGTGTCTAGTAATACAGCAGGATTATCTTTTTGTGTAACATATACTACTTGATTTTTATCTTTATAATAAAGTGTACTCGATAATAACTCTCTTAGTTCTTCTGTTAAACTAATAGTCCACGTAGCAGTTTTTAAATTTTGTTTAATTAAAAATGCATTATTTGTATCTATAGTATCAACTATAGGTAATCTGTGAACACTTTTATCAACATCAAATTCAGATAAATCTTTATGTTTAAATTTAATCTCATATTTTAATGTTTTATCGCTAGACGGAACAACCATATAATCATCCATCTTTTTTCTTTCTTCAGCAAAGTCTAACATTGTTTCGCGATCAATTTCAATATAAGGCGTTGAAGTATCTAACTCGTTAGTTAGCTTCCATATATTTCCTGTGTCTTCTCTAAAATTAAGATAAAAGTGTTTTTCCATGTTTTAATTTCTCTATTAATTCATCTGTTAAGAAACTATCTTCTACATAATGTAGTACTCTAGTTTGTAAATAATTTCCTAAAAACAAATTACCTTCATCAGTAAAATATTTTCCAAGAACTTTAGTCCATTTTTGAGGTTTATTATACCATCCTTGTATTAGCGGCTTCATATGTGTAAATGTGATAAAACTGCTAGGGTTAGTAATTTCAGTTTCATTGCCTAATATTTTACTTGCAATAGCTGCTGATAAATCAATACTACACCATTTTTGATATTCGTTTGGAGCATACTTAGAATAAAATAATGCCCAGTTATTCACAATAATTTCAAGTAAATTATAAAATTCTTTTGCAGTTTTACCTTTCTTAAAATAATGTAACGCACTATACAAATTAGGAAGTTCGTTAGCATCAAATGTTTTTCTATAAAATCTGTTAGTTACTAATTCATCTCGATAAGTTCTTACATTGCTTACAAAAAATAAATCATGTTTTCCTAATTCGTTCCACCAATGAGTAATATCACTAGTAATAAGCATGTCAGCTTCTAATACAATAGTTTCTTCATATGGACTAGCATGATAAACTTTCCATCTGTTTTCAATTTTCCATTCGCTATCTTCTGCACTATCAGTCCAAGGTATAGGAATAATTTGATCAAATACACTTTGCCATTCTTTGGGCACAATATCATTAGTAATTAAACTAATCTTTTGATCTTTGTTATAAAGATGCAAACTTAGTGCAAGAGCATATGCTTGACGTACATAATCTGTTTTAGAATTATTTTGTGCCAGCAAACAAAATCCTCTATTCATTTGCTAACTCCTCTGTAATAAATCTATCCAATGCAAATTTATTCATAATATGAATGTTTACATTTTCTGCCTTTCCTACATGGTAGTGTCCTACCCAATGTTTTTTATCTAATAGAAATGTATAACTTTCATCTTCAAGTTTAACTAACACATCTGCATCACTAGTAAACCATAACCTGCCAGGTAAGACTTTTGGCCAATTTGTTCTTTGAAATCCATTTAGTATATGTATGGCTATACTAAATGCAAAATCATTACGATATGTTTTATTTGCAATTTGATATGTAAGTCTATAAAAATTCCAGTTTTCTTTAATATGTGTTATGAGATCAAAAAACAATCTCATACTTTCTGTTTTTTTAAAATAAAAAACAGTTGCCCAATACATATCAACACTTCGGTCGCTAATTTTATTAAATCTATATTCGTCAGGCCTGTCCATATTTAGATCTGTTATGTGTCTAAATATTAAAAAATCTTGATCAGTATCAAATGCATTTAATAAACTATCATTACCAATAATAAAATCGGTATCCATAACAATAGTTTCATCAAATGGCGTAATATCATACGCTGTTACACGATCATGATTGCGCCATTCTAAATCTCTAGTACTCATAGTGCCATCACGATATGTACGCTTTTGCTTACATTCGTACCAGTTTAACTCTAGAACATGATCAATATATCTTTCGTAATAAGGAAATGTGTTTTTAAGATAGTCTGCATTATCCGTAGCAAGAGCTACGGGAAGATTTAGATGTTTTTTAATTTTCTTTGCACAAAATATTGCTTGTTTAATGTAATCAATTGAGTGATTGTTTTGTGCAAACAGTAGTACACCTTTGCTCATAAATCAACAAGACCTTCCACAGTTCTGTTTTTCTTAATCTCGTTGTGTTTGTCAAGATATTCGTAAGAAGTTGTAAAATAAATATCTAATATATCATCTAAAAATTTTTGTAAATCTTCTACATTAACTGGAGTATTGTTATCATCAATAATCACTGCGCTAGTTTGATCGCACTTTATTAATGTGTGACAAAACGTTATAAGATCTCTGTTAACAGAAAATTTACCACCGTTAAGATAGTGTACACAGCTTTCTATAAACTGTTCATGAATAATTCTTCGTTGATTATTCAACGTAACCATATAGTTTGAAAAATCTAATGCTTTTTCTAATCTTTCGTCCATAAATTCCTCCAATTATACTAGTAGTATATAGTCAGAAGGAATATTTGTCAAGTATTATGTGAGACGAAGTTCGGTAACTGTTGCAAAGACTGGCTCAGGAACATTAACATCAGCTGTTTGATTTGGTCGTTTTAGGTCTATTCCAGCGGCCATACTGCCACCGTTTTGGAATACCGGTTCATCAACAGGTGGGCCAATACCTGTTTGGTCACCGCTATCAATGTCGTGAAATTCAAACAAAAATGTAATTGTATTTTGTGAACTATTTCTTTTAGCATAAATGGCAACGTAGTTTTCTGCATATTCTGATTGAGAGCCGTTTTTTTGAAATATAAGTTGGTAGCCCGTAGTTAATTGATAATTACCTAACGCACTTTCAATTCCGCCTGCTCCGTCAACATCGGTGCTTCCGTCTCTAGCTCTGCCTGAACCACTTGGCGACAATGTTGTTGCATTTTTACCAAAAATAACTTGGTCCATGTTACCTAACATTGTTCCCCAGTCTGTATCCTTTGCTGTAGAACCACTAAGTGTTGCACTCAAACGTATTTCACCACCAGCATTAAAAAAATGACGTCTGTGATCGGCACCAGATGCAGTAGTACTAGTTCCATTAGTAGCAGTAGTTGAATAGCCACCATCAAATGTTACACTCATTTCGGTATATATCATAGGGTTAACAGTGTTAACACCCCATTGTGTTGTTCTAGATGAATTTCCAAAAACTCTTCCTGTTGTTAATGAAAATTGTCCACTAGCTATGTTATTAGCATTTGTTTCTATAGAACTAATTGCTGATTCAAAGTCGTTTACACCTTCGTCGTTATCAGGTGAAACAATTGAAAATGTATCTCCTGTAATTCTAGTAACACTAGTTCCAGTTGCGTTTGCACCAATAATATGTGTTGAAGCAATGGTACTGATTCCAGAATTAGAAGAACTTTGATGTTGAGTACATCTGTTAATGTCAAGTCTTAATGCATTCCATTCGTTTCGTGAAATGTTAACAGTACTACCACCAGATATTGCAGTTTTGTATGTTTCAGCCGAAGCAACTACTTGACCATAGCCATTTTGTCCACTGCCGTTTCCCATAACAGCGGTTAATCTATCTATTAGACCAATATAATCGTCATGATCAACTATATCGCCAACTGATACTGCCATAAATTAATCTCCTTCTGATATATCAGATTGTGTACTATATGCAGGAGATTTAACGGATACAAATGATCCTGTAGGTCTTAGTTGTTTAATAATACTAGTTAGTGTTCCTCTAATGAGTTCGTCATCGTTTGGATCACCTACATCGTTATCTTCAAACTCAATACTAAATTGTATTGCTCGGTTGCTTACTTCTTTTGCATAGATAAAGAATCTGTTTTCTGCATAATAATCAGCTTGACCTCTACGTTCAAAGATTTTTTGATAGCTAGTTGTTAAGTCATAGTTTCCAATTGGCTGTAAAAGACCAGCACTTCCAGTCTTTTCAGTTGTATTTGCGCTAAATTTAATTGTTCCCATATTTGTTAAAATGGTCTGCCAATCTGCGCCTTTTTGTGTATTGTCGCCTTCAAGAGTTGCACTTATTTGAATTTGGCCGCCGGCATTAAAAAATGCACGTCTGTGATCAGCATCATCAAAAGTAGCTGTAAAACTATGTACTACAGTACCATTCCATGCTGCAAAACGTGTACTAGTAGTTGCAGTTTCGAGTGTTACTTGAGTTCCGTCAACTACATCTTTGTTAGCTTCTAAAATATTAACAACTGCAACAAATTGATTAAAACCTTTATCAACTACACCTGCAATGTCATTAGCACCAACAGTTTCTCCAGGTTCAAGTTCTAATAAAGAACTAAGACTTCCTGTTTGATGAACTTGAATTCTATTGATATCATCTCTAATTAAATTCATATGTTCAGCTCTAACAATATCATTTGCTAATAATGCCGAACTAACAAGGTCTTGTCCGTAACCTGTATTGGCGAATCCAACACCTAAGATATCTGCAACAGTTTTTTGCAAATCATTATAGTTAGCTGCTGTAATTCTTGACGCTCCGTTTGGATCGTCGGCTCCTCGGACTAAACTTGCCATGTTATCTTCTTCCTATTAAGTGCTGCTATTATTTATACTTTCAAAACACACTCGATTAATTTTTCTGCTTCATCGTCACTAGTTTCTAGTGCAATACCTACCATGCATCCTCCGTTAATTGCTGTGCTTGCACAACCGTTATCGTCAACATAAACTGCATCGCCTTTTTTAACTGCACCAATTACACGAACAGGAACACGCCCTTTAAGACCAATAGCTTGGCCGCCTTCTAGTCCTTTATTCATTAAGTAGGCAGGTTCTAATGAAATAACACCGATTGCAATACTGCCTCTATTTGCTGATCTTGTTTCTGCTTCACCTTGTGTTGCTACTGCCATAACTGTTCCTACTGGATAGTCTGCATCTGTAGTATATTTTTCTGCAAGGTCAGCATATAATGCTTCTGTTGCAATGCCTTGAAAATAGTTTGCATAAATGTCACTATCTTGATCTCTTACAACAACAGTATTTGGAGCAGCTGATTTGCTTGGCTTTCTTAGTAAAGTTGCAGGTGGCTCCAAACCGTTAGTAAAATCAAATACATAACTGTCAACATCATCTTCTAATATTAAGCCTCTAGATGCTGTTCCTAAACCAATATATTCTTTAGCAAATATTGATTCCCATGGATACTGTTCTGTACCTAAAGTAGTATTAGTTGGTGATGGTTTATTTTGTGTTTCAGTGCCGTTAGTAAATCCAGGAATAACAGAATTTGACAATACTTGTAAAGAGTTAACAACAACGCCTGAGTTGTTTTTTGCTTTAAATGCAATAGTACCGCCAGTTTCGTTAGATATAACAGGTCTTTCTACTTGTGTACCATTGCCTGTAATAATTTCTTGTTTAATTTTTAAATCGTTAGAATCGCCAATTGCAATACCTAAATCTGAAAAACGAGCTAATTGACTAAAATTAGCATCTGTTTTAACTACATATTCAGATGCTGACTTTCCTCCAAGTTTTTCAGAGTTAGTAGAAGTACCAACTAATCTCCAATCACCTGAAGTAATGCCGCCGCTTCCATCTAATGTATTTTTTAGGGTAATACCTTGACGTATTCTATCAAATCCTGGAATATTTGAATCAACATCTTGGCTATCAATAGTAAAATCAAATGAGCTAACAGTAAATACTACTTCATCGTTAACAACAGCGGTAATAATACCTCTACTTGTTCCGCCAGTGTCGCGAACTGAACGGCTTACAATTTGGGTTTGTCCTGAGCCTGCACTTTGGGGTCCTATAAGTACAAAGTCTCCGCCGTTATATGTATAAAGTTGTTCGTTGTCTTGATCCCACCAAAAATCACCTTCTTTAAGGCCTGTTGGAACTGTAGAACTAACTTCTGCGCCACCTGTTGTACGCCATTTAATACCATCAAAGAATTTTAGTTTACTGTTTCCGCTATCAAACCAAAGTTGACCTGTTAGTTTGCGTGGCGGTTCTGTTTGTCCTGCAAAGTTTTCAAGTAAAAATACCATATTTTCATTTTGTATTTCACCATACCCTGCAAAGTTTTTACCTACTAATTTTAAATCAGTAGTTTGATCAACAGTACCATCTTCAATTTTCCATGATTTACTGTTACTATATGTATCTATTGTATATGCCATTTATAAACCCCTATTGCGACTTAGTATTTATCTGTTTTGTTAAACTGGCGTGGTTCGCTGCCACTGCCATACTCCGCCCACTACTGTAAAATCTATTTTTGCTCTTTCCGGAGACAAGTTTGCATTACCTGCAACCGGACTAAATGAAATGTCTTTTAACACACTATCAAACTCAGGTGTAGTACTATCATCAGGATCAACGTATACATTAACTGTAGATTTAGTTATTGCGGCATTAATATCAATGCCTGTTACAGATGCAGAAACATAGCTTGATGCAAATATCCTTGCGTCTGTTCCGTTTTCTTTTTGCGAAGCAGGATACAGATACTCTAATGCATCTTTAATATCTTGGTGTGGTCCTACATTGTCAGAAAATACTGGTGAAGGATTTGAAAATCCTGTAGTATCCATTGTTAAGACTACAGGTTCTGCACTAATTTCTTGATCAACATAGCCCTTTGTTGCTACGCTGTTATTACTATCTTCTACGCCGCCAGTATTTCCAGCAACACGCTGACTAATTGGAGTAGTAACTCCTTGAATTAATTGATTATTAACTGTTATTGTGCCATTACTATTAATATTAAGTGGATTACTAGAAATTAGATTTTGATCAATAGTAACATCACCTACCACAGTTAAGTTTGATAAACTACCTACTTGTATTAAACCTTCTGCATATAATACATCGTCATGCAACCTATTTGCTGATAACAAGGTTCTATTATTAATTTTATATGTATGACCAGTTTCTAAATCCCAATCTTCACTTGACGTCCAGTTTCCGGTTTCTATTTCCCATGTTATTGTTTTATCACTATCAGATGATCTAATAATTAAACCTGCACCATCAACAACTGTGTCATCGCCAATTGAACTATCGTTTAACATTCCAAGTTCAATGTTTTTATCTTCTACACGCAAAGTAGAAACATTTAAATATGTAGTTTCGCCTTGAACTATTAAATTACCTTCAACTTCAAGATCTCCTGTAACTCTTGCATCGCCATTAACATCAAAATCAACTGTTGGTGTTGTTGTATAAATCCCTACACGTTTGTTTGTTGAATCTGCATAAAATGCATTGTCAAATAAGTTTCCTCGGCGTGTTCTAATAGTAAAGTCTCTATCTAAACGTTGTGTTTCTAGTGTAGTAATGTAATCTGTGTCAATTCTTAATGCAGCATAAACAGTATCGCTTACTCCGACTGTTAGTCCGCCTGAGTTTTTAACTGCAAGACTACCAGTTGTACTAGTATCTCTATCAGTTTTCATAAAGTTAGCTTCACTAAACTCTTCGCCTGCATCACTAATTAAGCCTCTTGAGCTTGTAGCTGTTCCTCTATACCAAAAACTTTCACTTGCAGGATTAAACCCAATGCGAATTAGTTGACGTTTTGGTACTCGGTTATCATCAGGATCTACAGGAAAACCTACAATATTCACTTGAGGTCTAAATTCAGTTCTAGAATAAATTCCCGTTAGCTGACCGTTAATATACATATACAACACCGTTTGGTCTTGTCCGTTTGCATCTAATATAGTAAATGCTTCTACACCTGTCTTTCCTTGAGATGCAGTAAATTGAGGGCCAACTAATACTATGTCACTTCCGTCAAAAAAGTAAAGTCTATTATTTAAACTATCAATCCAAAGATCGCCTGCTACTAAATTAGGTTGTGTTTGGCTGACTACTGCTCCTGCAGCCGACCTAAATGTCTCTCCTGTATAAATTTTCAAACGCTGTTCCGCAGTGTCATACCATAACTGTCCAACTAGTGGTGCGCCTGGAGGGCTTGTTTTAGCAAAATTTTCAAGCATTTTAATAAAGTTTTCATTAAATGCTTCGCCGTAGCCTTTGTAGTTTCTGCCAACTAGTGACACATCAGTGCTAGTAGTATCAATCTGTCCGTCAACTAGATCTACTAATAATTCGCCGTTAGTTTTGTTTAATTTATAACTCATTGTTACCCTCTTCCAGAATATATAATATAATTCATTGTCACTGTTGGAGGCATAATATTAAATTCTTGTCCTACAGGGTTAGAACTAATAATATTACCGCTATTTGATAATTTTTGGCCGCCGTTAGTAGCAGTTGGTCCGTCAATTCCTGTAACATTGCTGTCAGTTGACGGATCTTGTCTATCTTGAATAGCATAAAATTGGTTTCTATCTGTATCTTGTAAGTTGTGTTGGTGTTCTGGTAAGTTAGTAACGTCAATAAGTTTTGTTTCGCTACCATCTAAAGCACCAACAATATCTGCTGCTGTGGCCTCTACAACATTAGCACTTGTGCCTCCCATGTTATCAGCACCCATTGGCAATCTACCTCGCATATCAGGAACAGCAAAACTGTTGTTACTTACTTGCGATTCTGGTTTAAATTTATAACCAATAACTTGGAATAATGCTTGATAATCAGTTTTATCAAGCTCTCTGCCATCACATAAAATCCAATCATCGTTTGGAGGAACATCTCCGCCAAATGGTAATATAACACCTGCAGGTGTTCTTGGTATAGTTTTTAAGAAATTTTCTTTAGTAACACTTTTAAGTCCAGGTGAAGCACCTTCTACATCATCAAATAAAATTAAATCATCGTCTGAAACATCAGATTGTAATTCTTTACCTTGAATAAAGTTATTTGAAATTTCAGTTCTAAATTTCTTTGTTAACGGAACTTCACCAACTGCGTTACCTTCGCCGTTATCAAACTGTGGATCTTGATATGCTCCGTCAAACACTACAGGAACAATAGTACTAACATCGCCTTCCATAATAAATGTTGTTTTATCAATCAGTGCAGCAGATTTTGTAGATGGTCCGTTAACTTTACCGTTAACTGTGCCTTCTAGTGTTCCATAAAAATTAGTTGAATATGTATTTCTGTAAGATCTAGTTGATGAACCCAAGTCGCGAATATTGTTATCATCTGGAACTATATTTGTTGACGTCATTAGTCCTAATAGTTTAGTCTCGCCGCCAACATTTAAATTTTGTCTAATTCCTGCGCCGCCTCTAACTTGCAATGCACCATTATTGATTGTTGTACTTTGTGTAGTATCATTAATAATAGCACTTCCAGATGACTGAATATTACCTACTACATCAAGTGCTTCCTCCGGAGCTTCTGTATTAATGCCAACACGTAAGCTAGAATCAACACGTATAACTGTTTTAGCAACATCATTGTTCCTAACACGCATGTCAATATTAGATCCGCCAATATTATGCTGTATAACACCTGCATTACCTTCTACACCAATTGAAAGTTCAGCATTTACTCCGTAGTTAATACCTTGGTTGTTTTGAATGTTAAGTGGAAATAGTGTAGTACTTGTAGTATTACCTCTTAAGAAATTTCCAGCAGCAACAATTTCATTATTAACAATTAGATTTTCTGCTTTTTCAGCAGTACCAAAAAATTTATAATTACTTAATCCGTCATTGTCAGTATCTTTATTAATTAAATTAAAACCCGGATTAATTTGAGAGAAGCCTGCAATCGTTGACTTAGGAACAAAAGAAGTATCTGATCCGCTAATAACGCCAACAGTTTGTCCCGATACTTCAATTCTTAAAATATTATATAAAACATTATCTTGACCAGTAATCTGATCTGCTTTTGCACCTGTTGCTAAACCTTCTGAAAAACTAGGACCTACTAAGATCCAGCCGCCGCCTGTAAACAAATATAGTTGTTGGTTGTCTGTATCTACCCATAAGTCGCCTAATTGTGCGATTGCCGGAGTGTTAATTGATTTTGTAATACCGCTTGCAGGAACCCAGTTAGTATCATTATACACCATTAACTTTTCTTCAGTTAAGGTATTATCATACCATAATTGTCCTTCAACTGGATTATCAGGAGGAATATTTGATGCAAAATTTTCTAATAAATGTAAAAAGTTTTCTGCAATCGTTGCACCATACGCTGTTGAATTACGTCCTGGAAAACCTAGTGTAGTTTCACGGTTAATTACACCGTCTTCTACTGTAATAGTTCCTTTGTTTGCAACATCTGTGTAATTAATAGTATATGGCATTTATTACCCCTCGTTGAAACCAGTTAATGATTGTACTCTTACAGTGTAATCAATTTGTATAAGTCTGTTTAATGACTTTTGTATAGGATGGAAAATTACATGTGTCAGCAAACGACCTTGACCATCTGGATCATAACCTCTTAAACCAAGTTCGTCAAACACATATAAACTTTCAGTACTACTAGCAGTATCAAATGCGTCTTGTCCATTAGGCTCACCGTAGTCTAATAAACAAGATACTAATATGTCTGTATAGTTTGTACCACTAACATGACGAATATCAATTTTATTACGTGCCGGATCTATGTTATTAACACTTCTATCGTCAACAACTTTAGTAAAAGTTTGGTTATACAAACTTGCATTTGTTCCTGTGCTGTTTGGTGTTAGGTAAGTAATAATTCCTGTTGGATCTAAACTAGTTCCGCCGTTACCAAAGCTCATTTCATGTACCCAGCCCTGGCCTGCATTACTTAAACTTTCTGCAAGAGCAATACTCATATTTTCATAATGTATTGCATTACGCTTATTAAGTAGTATTTCTCCAGAATCTGGATCATGAATTTTTACATGACCTTCTAAAAATATACCTTGTTTATCAAAAAAATTGTCTGCCATTTTGTTTTCCTGTCAATGTATTTATCGCGGTAATTCAATACTCTTTCCACGTAAGAAAGTTGCTACTTCTGTATTAGACTGACCTAGTGGTTTATACGTTCCTGTTGTTTCGTCTATAATTTCATTCCAAATTAAACCTTGATTTCTAACTATAGTTAGCACTGTATTTGGTTCTGGAGGTGCAGTTAGGCGTACATATGCTCCGACATTTTTGTTAACTGCATATTCTGCTTGTAACCAAACATCGCCATCTGGGCTAAACTGACCTTCGTTTACATCGTAAACTTTAATTGGATTTTTACGAAGTCTACGACCATTTGCAAATACCTCAATATCTTGCGCCTCCCAATATACTTCTGGGATTCCTAAGTTTTCAAATGCATCCTTGTACCATCCTGTTTCAGTTGCTGGATCCCAAGCGCCTGAACTTGCAGGATTAGGATACGGAGCAAATGGTAACAATATTTGTACATATGGTAGATACTTAGTAACAACTAAAGTAGTTGAAGGTCTAAATATTGGATCTGTTTCTACTGGATTAATAATTACTAAATCGTATGCTCCTACAGGTAATGCTGGAGTTACAAATTGTAACTGTGTTCCACTTATGTATGTTGTTTCACATTTAACATCTTGTACTAATACAGTTACTCCTTCACGGAACCCTTCTCCGTCTACTGTTGCAATTTGCCCACCTAACGGAAATACTGTATTATTATTAAAGTTATATGCAATACTTGTTACACTTATTTCAGGACTATTATCCGGATACACCAATGACATATCCTTATATTCTCCTGCAAGTGCTATTACTTCTTCTTGTCTGTCTTTATAAGGAATTGAACTATCTACACTTTGATTATAGAATTTAGTACCTGCTTCATAAAGATCTTTAACGCCTGTACCTAAAGTTCCTCTACGTAATTGTTTTAATACATTACCTTCTCTTCTAAAGAATTCAATACGCTCTCCTTCAATAAAGATTACACCTGGAGTATTTCCTTTTGGATCTGGTGTTGGTAGATTTCCTTCTTGTTCAACTACAGTAATACTTCTATCATACCAATTTAATGGTTGTGCTAAAGTATATTGATCTTCACTATTTAAACGCTTGTAATGTGTACGATTTAACATATCTTTAAATTGTCTCCAACCAAACTTATTGGATATTGGAGGATTACTAAAGTGTATAATGTCAATAGAATCGCCATCGTTTACTGGTGTAATAAACTCAATGTATTGTTTATTTTCTAATAAAATATAATCAGCAGTTGGCGTTAACCATTTATTGTTTAGTGCTACCCAAACATAATCAACACCGACAGCTTCTTGTCTTAGTTTAATTAAACCTCTTTTTAAACGTCTATAATCATAATATCCTTGTGATTGATATGTCATTTCAGTACGTTGTACTATATCATAATTTTCTCGTTCTATTCCTTGACCATCATGATTGCTAAACTGGTATACCCTTATAATATCACCTTCTTCATAAGTAGCATCAAAATGAAGTACTGGAGTTATACTATCACTTCCTGATGTGTCAACAAAAATATCATTTTCGTCCCAATAGCCAAATCTATATTCGCCGTCGTCCATAACATAAACTTTTAGTTCATCGCCGGCAGCAGCAACACCTCTATTAAGAATTACAGTACTACCTGGTTGTGCATCATCACTAATATTAGGATTAAATGCTGTTGCACCTTCAAATGTCCATTCTTGTAAAAATTCAAGTTCTCTGCCATTTAAGAAAACTTTCATATGTGTTCCTGATAGTGTACCTACCGGAACTTGCCATACTTTCATTCTATATTCTAATACATCTTCAAGAACTGTAAACGACTCACTATATCCTGCATTTAGAAGTTTATCGTTAACTGTTACAATTATGTTAAATGAATCTGGTTCTTGATTAAATGGTGCTCTTGACAATTCGTAACTAGTGGAAGAGCCGTCTGCTATAATTTCATCTACTGTAACTTGGCTAAATGAATCAATTTCACCGTCAAATAATCCATATTGTATTAATCTATTTTCTTCTGGTGGTTGAACAAAACGTATAACACAGTTGCCTGGTACTTCGTATGTTTCGTCAGACTCAATTAAATCAAATGCTTGATATTCGCCATTAACTGTTACATACGCATGAGCTGTTTCACTATAAGCAATACCCGTTAAATAATCTTGTGTTACACCGTCAGCTGTAAATTCATCATAATCTAGAACATTCTCGCCGCCTATGCCCATACTAATTATTGCAATATTATCATTATCAGCTGGCGGTGTATAGAATATTACTTGATTATTATCATAATCAATTTTATACTTAGACTTGCCATATACAATTTCATAGTTAATTTTAACAATAACACTTTCGTATGAGAATGGACGTTGTTTTAATGTAAAGGTAGTTGTTGAACCATCACCTTTAAACAGATAAGTTTGCATTAAACTAGATCCACTAACTGGACGTTCATACACTGTAATGTCTAGTGCATCAAGTACTTGTCCAGGAATAGTTTCTTCTGGTCCTTTACTTGTTGTTGGTGTTACAAATCCATCACCATCAACATTAATTTCTTCTGCATTGATACCTAATGCTGTTGTATAAGCTAAGTCGCCGCCTTCTAAAGCAGTATCAAAACTTTCTTCATTGGGTTTTAACGAACCGTCCGAAGTAGTTCTACGTATTGTTATAATTTCTTTTGGCGGATTATCTCTCCATCCAGGACTAAGATCATCTAAATATTTGTAATAACCTGTTTGGTTTTCAAAAGTAAAAGTATCAGTTATACCATCACCTATTACCGGAGCCATAAATGCTTTTTTGTTTGCTAGATTATCAGCACTTGTTGTTCCGTCCCAACCGTCGTCATCTACACGTTCACCATTAATGTAAACATTATATTTTACACCTTTTTGTAACGGAGAGCTTAATTCGAATACTAATGTACTACCGTCTGTTTCGAATGATTCTTCATCAAAACTTTCGTCAAATATATCCCAAGCTCCGGTATACCAATTGTCTGTATCCCAACCGGTAGGTCCAGCAAATTCAAATGATTTAACTTGTACGCCGCCATAGTCAACACCGTCCATTAACTGAGTAATATCTTTACCTATTTGTCCGCTAGTTGGATTGTAGAATAAATTAATTCTATCTTGTGCATCTAACAACCTAACTGACTTTTTGTAGTTTACTTCAATTACTGAATTATTTTTTGGCGGATCGTTAAATATAACTTTCCCATAGTATTTGTCAAAGCCGCTTTCTGTATTGAGATAATTGTCGTAAGTATATTGACTATTAAGTACAAGTTCACCGTTAACAGTAACTTCAACTGTATTGGTTCTCATATCCATAGGCCAGCTAAGATCGTATTCTGTCTTAGATGCAGTTCCTAAAAACTGTTCTGTTTCATTTAATTGTGTAATAAAGAAAGTTCCGCTTACTCTATCAAACTTAACAGTAGTATGAGTTGTTCTAACTAAACTATCTCCTATCCTAGCTGAAACTCTTGCTGGATGTCCACCATCTTCAATAGAACCATTTAGTGTTACCTTTGGAGCAGTAATATATCCACTTCCTGGATTTGTAATAACTATACTAGAAATTTTACCACCTGGGCCTAAAGAGGCCTTTGCAGTAGCATCGCCTTCAATTGTAACAATAGGCGCACTAGAATAACCTGCTCCTGCATCTGCTATAGAAATTTCAATAACTTTATAAGAAGCATTGTCTACCCAAAACTTATTTGGGTATGAAGTGTAATTATCAAATGTTCCAGATAAGAATCCGTTAATAACTCTTATGTCACTAACTTCAATGTTGTTAGTTTCTCTTTCAAATCTTGGAGGATTATCAAAATCAGTAACAGTACTTTGTGAGCTTTCAACAGTTGTATAATCGGAAACATATTCTCTAATTTTAGTTTTATAAGGTTTAACTTCGTTAATATAATCCTCATAACTAGATAATGCATCATTTTTATATGTAACACGATTACTTAATTTTCCAACATTATGTCTTGCTTTAACAAAACTAGTTTTAAATGCCCAATCAACATAACCTTGCTCTGCAAATACATAACGTAAACTTGCAAAGAATAATTTATTATATTCGTCTGCTAAATCATTAACTAAGATATCATCTCTTAATGCTTCTAAAATAATTCTTGTTTCTGCTATTGGTTGACTATCAAAGAATTGGGTATCAAATGTATTTGTATCAAAGCCAACTCTACTTAAATTAAAGTTATACAAGTTATCACTTAATTTTATAGTTCCGTTTTGTTTACCAATTGTTTTATAGTTAACTGTATAGTCTATTGTATCTTGATTATCAATCTTTTCAAGCAATAACCAACCATCGCTGCCAACATTTAAAATTTTAACAACGTCACCAAATTGATCATTAATACTTTGTAGTCCATAACTTTGTTCAATTACATGATCAATTTCTGTAAATTCGTTATAGCCAGTATCGTACCAGTCAATATAATTCCAATACTTGGTTACATCGTATGCTTGACTTCCAATTCTATTCCATTCTCTTGCTTCAATATCTCTACTGTATAAAGCCCAATTACCTCTAATTTGACTGTCAGCATTAACAAGAACTGTAAATGGACGTACTTCTATTTCTGTATTTTCGTTATAATTGTATCCTGTGTTTAATACATTAACTTCAGTTATTTGACCAGCTGTATTAATTACTATATCAAATTCAGCATCTGCGCCAAGCCCTGTAATTTCATACGTAGGAGGAACTTTATAACCTCTACCCGAATTTAGAATATCAACACGAACCACTTTACCATCTTGTACAATAGGTAATAATTCTGCCGTAATTAATCTTGATACACCTACAAATTCTAAGTCAATTTCAGTGTCTACTTCAACATCATAATGCCTTGACACTAAAGTAGGAGCAGGGTCATAATCTAAAAATGCTGATATATTTTTTTCGTCAACTATTAAGTTGTCTTTAAGAACAATATTAACACGTTCAATTAACTGTTTAAGTGCTTCTACTTTATTAATAAACCAGCTCTGTCTTGGCTTATTAAGAATTCCGTATTTTTCTTTAACACTTAGGTTAGGATCAGGAACTGGTCTTATTTGTTTGTCGTATCCAATTAAACTGTCAAACCATTTTTGTTCAATTTCTTTATACGGTTTACTTGTATCTAACCCTTCTGACAATATTTGATATTGATTGTGTATATTACTAAACTTATCGCTAAATGTCCAGTATTGAATATTTAATACAGTATCTTTATCTTTGATATATGCATCACAGTTGTGCAATGCAAAAGAATTATTGCCAAAGAAACTAATAAATTTATATCCTTGTGCTCCTGGATCTTCAATTAATTTTGCAATAGTTTCTACACTAAGAGATCTATTTTCTACTGAAGGTATAGTTGTTTTATTCTTAACCCAGTAATAGTAATAAGATGTAAATGATTGTGCAATTTTATCATATACACGTTTTTCTACATAAACATCTTTTCCGTATTTTGTAGTACCAGTAACTCCTTTGCTTTCGCCTTCTGGCTGAGCAGACAATTCGTCCCACTTTTCAGGCTTTAATTTAGATTTTACCCATTCATACACATCAACTGATGCGCCTTCAAATAAAGTATTAAAATTATTACTTTTATAAACTATATTGTCTTCTATGTACGTATTTAAGAATTTGCTAGTTGTTAAATCCCACCATACTTGACCTACTTGTGCTTCTCCCCATGATTCAGTTTCATCAACATCAAGATCTGAAGTTCCTAAAGAATAAGTTGCTGGATCAAATATTGTTTTCCAGCGAATTTCTTGATCAGCTGGTCCTGCAATTTTTCCTTGCACTGGGTCAATGTAATCTAAATTTTCTAAGATAACATTTTTATTACTATCATAAAGCATTACACGTTTTATCTTATCCACATCAACTGGTAATGCTGGTTTACGATATGTTTCCCAAACTCGAGTAGCATCTGATCGTCTATAATCAAGAATTAGACCAAGTTTATTGGTTGATACTCCGTCACTATCTTTATTATCATATGTTGGAAGACTAACATACATATGATTATTTTTAACACTAATATTACGTCCAAAATATCTTATATTTGGATCATTAAGATCAAGTGTTTGACCAAACACTAAACTATCTTCTATTCTATCATAAACATATACAACACCATTATTAGCAATAGTATTCTTAAATGATGTAAACCCACTGTCAAAGGTAGTAGCAGTTGTTCCTGCACTATTTGGATCTAATATATACTTTTTACCGTTAACATTACTTTCAGGAAATAAACGCTCTTGATAGGTATCAAATTGTGTCACATCATCGCTTGGTGCGCTAAATGCACTAACAAATAACATACGTCCATCAAAATCAATATTTCCTCCAAATTGCTCTCCTCTAACTGGTTTAGAACTTACAAGTGTTTGAGTTAATTCAAACTCTCTTACACCTATTGCAGGATTATATGTATAAACATATACTGTGCCTCTTTCTTCGCCATCTTCAGTATTCGAGTTTGGAGCAGAAACTGCTACCATAGTTCCGTCTTGACTTACACTAACTTGATTTCCAAATTCATCATTATCTTGAGTGGTTACAAATTCTTGATATTTTTGATAGTTGCCGTTAACATTTCTATATAGTATTACTTTGTTTGGTCCGTTATTATATTCTGCGGTAACTGCTAAAACTTCGCCGTCGTCACTTATATCAAAATCTTTACCAAATGATATTAAGCCGTCTTGTTCAAGTTTTAAACTAGAATCATTACCAGGAACATTATCAGTATTATTAGGAATAAATCCAACAAAATCTACACTCCTAATACTATCGCTGGTAGACAAACTCCAGTCGAGTATATTAAACTTGTCTCCTGCTGCAATATTAGTTTGTGCAGTATAGAATTCACCATCATTAAATATAATATCGTTTAGATAATAATCTCTATCTTCACTAAAGCTACCCTTATATCGCTTGTCTTTTGCAAGTTCCCAATTATAAGTTAGTCCTTCTTCGTCAGTACCGTTATTTAAGAAATAGATGCGCCCTGGGTTTTCTTCAGTACCATTTCCTTTACAGCCAATAAATGCTCTATAAAAATCGTTTTGTTTAGCAATCTTAATTTTAGAACCAATTTGTAATTCGTCAATTTGATCTGGAACAATAAAAGATCCTAAAGGTGTAAATGTGCTTACATTTTCTCTAACATATATTGAATAAGACCCATAGTTGTTAAGAGGAAGTGCAACACCATTTGCATCTACAGGAACTCTAAAAACGTTTTTCCAGTTTAAGTTTACTGATGACGGTATATTTGGTTCAGTAGGCAATCCTAAAATTTCACTGTCTTTATAGATAATATATTCTGCCCCAATAATTGTATCGTTTACTGGAACTTCATCAATTTCTGTATCAAGTTGGAATACGCAAAGACCGCCAATTCCTAAATTTTCTGAACCCAGTGAAACTGTCTTAATGTCGCCTAAAGGTCTTGTAACATTATAAATTGTTGAAGGATTGTTTGGAATCCTTAACATTTCAAGTATAGCAGGTTGTCCATTATCAGAACCTAATGACCAAGGATTTTCTCCAGCAACATTTTTAACAAAAATAGTTGCTTCGGCACTATCTCTCTGATAAAAAGTTATTTGTGCAGTTGCACCTGTATTTTGATCTCTTACAAACTGTCCAACTAGAGGTTCAAATCTACGACCAAAATCATCTGTTTCGTCTAATGCAAATTTAATGTATCCGTCCCATAAGTCATATAACGTATGAGTTTTATTAGTGTCAAAGTAATTTAATCCGGAGTCAGTAATGTCAACAAACGAACCATCATTTAAATTAGCAAAATTTAAAACTCTTAAACCAACTTTATCGTTATTTTCATCACCTGGAGCAACTACGTCTAAAATATCTGTTAGACTCTTTGGAGCTCTAACTACAAACAGGTCACTTTTAATAATATCAAACTCGCCGTATGCTCCTGGTTCGCCTTCGGACGTTAATGTTCTAATATAACTGTTTTGATTATTATCGCCTGCAAATAATTCTGTATTATTGTAATCCCATATATTTCCGCCAGCTGCGTCTACTGGATCTTTGCCTGCTGGAACAATGTTATATATTGCTAAGGCTCTACCTTCATCTTCGATAACGTCACCTGATAGTATTGGTTGTGGAGATGAAAACTCTTCAGGTCTATTAAATAGCCAATATCCACCTAGTTCGTCAGTTGTATCTACTTCTGCAAGTTCTTTAGGAGCATTACGAACATACTGTCCAAGGAACTCTCCTGTTTCTAAGAATACAGAATTAGTTTCCTGCCAAGTACCTACAGATCCAGTAACGTAAATTACTACACTAGGTCCTTCTTGATATGTATAAGCTACATAACCAAACACACCTTGTGATTCTATCTGATCTCCAACATTAGGAATCTGAGAAAATGCATCTATATATAGCACAACATCGATTTTGTTTTGTATTACTAAACCGCTTTCTAAAAATTCTTCAGTTACCCAAGGTAGTCCTTCGCCGCCAAACGGCTGTCTAAATAAATTATTAGGATCTTGCTGTTGATTTGCAGAAGTTTCCGCATACCAATCTAAATAAACAGTATCTCCAATGCCAGTAGCCCTATATTGATCTGCTCCTGCTCTTACTAAAATATGATCTGCTTCTGTATTTTTAAACGGATAGTTGCCTGCTAATAAATTATTAAATTGTATTTCGCCAGAAGTAATATTATTGTCTACAATAACTTCAACCATTGCAGTAAAGCTACCAAATGGTTGAGATAAATTAGCACCTTGAATATCTACTATAGCTTCCCATAACTGTTCTTCATAAGATACAATTTCAGTATTTTGATAATCAGCTGTTGGATCATATTCACCTTTAAATTTAGTTTTTACATTTGAAGAGTTAGGCGAGCCAACAATCAAATACTTTCCGTCTGAACTAATATCAATACCTTTACCAAATCCTTTATTAAGATCTGATATTGTTGATATAGGTTCAATTATTTGCGTAAATTGGAAGTTTTGATTATTCCCGCCTCTAGTGTATAAGAAAACTTTTCCGTCATTGCCAGCAGTTGGCGATGCTACTGCTAATGTAACGTTTCTACTATCAACTGCTAAACTACTTGCAAAATTATTGTTAATGCCTAATTCTTCTCCTGGAATTCTTTGCAATAAGTTGTATGCCTGAGTATTTCTAAGAACTCGCCATTGATTTCTATCATCTGTGTCAACCCATAACAAATCATTTTTATTAATTCCTTCTTGTGCAATTTTGTTTGCATCGTTATATGTATTTGCCCTAACTGGGATAAACTTAGATACTATGCCTCTACATTGATTAATATCTGAAATTACTTTATCTGTCTCAATAATAATTTCATTTACACTAACTTTAAGAACTTTAAAGAATCCGTCAGTATCCGAAGAAGTTTGTTTTGCAATAGGATATGTACTATCTTGTGTTGCATAACTTGTCTCAATAAGATCGTATATGCCAATAATGTCACCTGGTACAATATCAGTTGTTGATGTGTCAAGTGTAATTGTAAATTGATTTTTATCTGCGGCGCCAATACTAATTGCAGTTGCGTTACCTTTTATACTTGTAATAATATAAGAAGAGTTTACATGTTGATAAACTGACCAATCACCGTTTCTATTTCCTACCCAAACATATTCTTTATTTTTAACCTCAGTAAATGATTTAGTTACAATATCATCAAAGTTTGCTACTGTAATAGCAATATCTTCAATATGTGTATAACCTGCATCTCTAGTATATTGAGGTAAAGACTCTGTTACAGGAAATGGAGTATTATTATACTTTGCCGGTTTCTTAAATACACTGAAATCAGGAATTCTATATACTAAATCTGTTTCTTCGCCAGTAATATCATTAGTAAGCAAGAATGGCTGAGGATTAGATCTAATAAGTGATTCGTCTAGTTTAAATTCAACTTCATCAAATCCTTCGCTTGCGCCATATTGACTTTGTTTAATTGCCCATTCTTCGTAAAAATCAATACTTTCTTTATCATTTTCGCTTAAAACATCAAATAATTTATTAAGACTGTTTAGTGTGCCTTTTTCTTTAATCATTCCTTGATAGAATTTATATTGGCTTACATCGTCATTAATAATATTTGCTAGATAGTTTCTATTTTGATAACCTATTAAGTGTTGTGCATATTTTTGCTGCTCAATATCAAAGTTATCTGTATCTAGATCATAGAAATCTGCAAATTGATTAGTTTTATATTCAAAGTTTGTTAACAATCTACTTTCTGGTTTTTCAGATAGACGTGACCAATATTTGTCATCAAATAAAAGACTTCCTGGAACCTTTTCATTTGCACTATAAAAGAATTGTTTATGTTTAACTAAATCGCCAATAGAATAGTCTTTCCAAGATTGCCATTCAGTAATTATTGCTTCATCGTATATAAACCCAGGGACATTCAAACTTCCGTCCCAATCAACGGTTCTATATCCTAGTGTACGAATTCTATCTTGACGATATCCAGTTGCTGGCTGATAGATAATATCTCCAAATACAGTAGTATTATCTAGTATTACTATATGCTCTTTTCTTATAATAGGAATTTGTACTGCATATACTCCATCGCCTGTTTGTTTAGGACGAATTTTAAACTTATTTGGTTCTTGTCTGCTAATGCGAGTAAATTCTTCTACTAATTTTGTACCATCAGATTTAAGTAAACTATAACCATAGAAGTTATCAAAAATATTGTCAACTGTTGAATATTCAGTTTGGAAGTTTATTTCGTCTGCAACAGGACTCAACGCAATAAGTGCGCCTTCAGACCAATTCTGCGTAGTCCAGAACATAAACTCACGACAGCTATTTTTCCAATCTGATAGTACTTTTTCCTCGCCGTCATAATATTCAAATCTAAAACCTTGTTCTATTAGCCACTGTTCGTAACCTAATAAAAAGTCTACAACGTCTTGAATTGTTCTTAAATTAGTTCCGTAAGGTAAAATTTCTTCATCAAACTTATTAAATCTCACTTTAAAAGTTGCATCGGCTCCTCCAATTGTAGGAAGTTTTGGAAGTTTAGTAAATTTTGAAGAATCAAAACTTAATGCTGCTGTATGTGTTTCTATTACACTAAAAAATGAATTTTGATGCTGTACTATCTTTCCTTTATTATAAAGTTGTCCAGCTTCCCATTTAGAAAAACTTTCTGAAATTCCTCCAACATTAATCGTTACATCTTTATTAGAACTAAACGGACGATACCATTTAAATACCGGATTCTCTTTATTATAACCTCTTATAATAAAACCAGACGGACGTTTTTCTACAATAACACCGCTATAATTAACTGTTTTTATTGGAGAACTAGTATGCAACGCTATATTATAATTTTCTTCTGGAATGAACACATTGCCACTATTTAAAGGTGTTCTAGACTCTAAAATTAATTTAAACTTACTCTTATCTGTAAATCCACCTAATTTAAAAGCAAGACAGTTTTTAATAGATTTAAGTTTACGTTTATAATCATCAAAATTTGAAGTTACACTACTTGACATAAACGCTGAAATATAATTAACTAATCCAGATGTAAGTACTTGTGTAGAATCTGCTGAGGTATTTGGAAATACTAAATCAGATAATTTTATATGGTCCATAGTTGGTTTATATACTAAATGACCAAGAGTATTTCTAATTTGCCTAGATCTATCAAATCCTGCTGATAGTAAGGAACTAGGAGAATTAATAATCCAACTTGTTAATAATGCAAAAGGAAATTCTGAACTTTGTCTCCAAGCATTTTCAATAGGAGAATTATCTCCAAATACAAAAGAAGAATCTAAACCAACACTAGCAAATCGTTGAGTTGCGTTTGAGTCTGACGGACTTAATAAGTTACCATCTCTGTCTACTGGTAAAAATTTAGTTAGTCCTGGACGAGCATACTTAGAATTGATTATAAAGGGCTCTCCTGGTTTTCTAATAATTCCTTTTTCTAGGTCTTCCCACATTAGTAAGTTTTCGCTAGTATAAGGAGCAGGGCCGTATTGTTCCTCCCACCATGTAGGTTTAATTGTATATCCTAGCATTTCCCAAGGTTGTGTATGAGGACGATCTGTATCAAATAGTTGACGATAAACTCCTCTCCACCAGCCTGCTAATTTTTCACCAGTTGGTGAATTCATACTTGAATAATTCCAAGTAAAAGAATCTATTCTATCAAAATATCTATGTTCAGTATAATCTTCGTCTATTAACTCTAACCATTGAACAAAATCAGTAATCATTGGACTATATACTTCTGTCCTAGAAAATTGTGTATTTCTAAAAGTACTTGGCAAATAATCGTGTATGTTTAAAATCTTAGGATCGTATTCAGTTTTTATATTATTAAAAATACGTTTTTCTAAATCTAAAATTAAATCATCTCTGTAATCATTAAATGCTTTAGTTAAACTTCCGTCGTGTCCTCTTATAATTAATGGAGCATCGGCATATGTGTCATCAACAAAAATTTCAGGAACATATTTAGGAAAGAGTCCTAGTTTAGTAGGAGTAGACGGTATATATGTGCCATTAGTATTTTCATATTCATTAATTTCTAATGTATCACCAAACTCCTTTTCAACTGTTACTTCTAAATATCCTTCACTATTAAAAATATAATCACGATTATGAAGTAATTGAACACCGTTTAAATAAACTGTTACTGCACGAGTACTTAACTCAGTTAAATCAAATGGTGTAGTAAGTGCAAAAAATCTAGTATCTTTATCTTCAATCAAAATTTTAGTAGTAACTGCTGCGCCATAACCGATCATATCTGAAAAGTAAAATGGCATAGAATTAATTTTATCTTTAGTAATTTCTTCAATTATTTTATCAACATGCCCTCTAACAGTTCCGCTATAACTAATAGATTCTGCTGCTTCTAAAAATAATCTTTTAAATTTACTATATTCCTTTTTAGAAAATCTTAGAGATTTAACAATGTTTGATTCTTTATCTAAAGTTGAAAATAGTGCAAGATTTAAAGGTGCAGAATGTTTAATAAATTTTCTACCGTATGCACTTAGATTTTTTATATCTCGTAAATTACTAACTCCAGGAAATACTCCGTTAAAATTAGGAGTATTTTGTGTAATACTACTTACATGGTCTGTAACTTCACCTAAAGTAAACGTTGAGATATTTTCATTTAGAGGATTTTTTTCTAAGTTTGGTGCAATATCATAATAACCGTTTTGATTTTTAGGAGTACTTGAACTTGTCTTAATTAGAATATTAGCATTCTGTTCAACACTGTTTAAAAATTTAATTGCTTTAATTTTATCTGCTGTATTAACTAATTCATAATCAGTACCTTCGTACACAATAACGTTGTCTACAAATACTTTAACTTTTAAGTCAGTTAAAAATGCACTGTTATTATAACAATCAATTGGATATTGTAATCTTGTACCGTCGTTTACATATTGTAATATTACTTCTTGCTCACTAAGCGCATCTGTTTTAACATACGCTCCTAGTAATTCATATCCTAAATCAGGAATATATCTTCTTAGATATCCGTTACTAACATTAATATTATATAATTCATCATCAATTTGATATTGTACTATGTCAGTATTAAAATCAAAGTTAAAAACAATATCTCCAACATTATTAATACTTCTATATGCTATTGGAAATCCTAAAACAGAATCGTTACTACCAGTTCCCTCTTTATAACTAAAAATTTTAGTTCCTCTAAAACTATTAGCAGGATAAACATTTGTATTTGAATAACTGTAGCCGTCTACATCAAAAATATCAAATACAGGAGGTTGATTTACTGCTGTTTTTTCTTGTGCTCTATTCCAATCTGTTCCGTCATAATACCACATAGATCCAGCATAACTTTCACCCCTGGTAATTAAAATGTTTTCACCTGATTGAGGATCTGAATCAGCAGTTTCAACTAAACTAATTTGTCCGTCGGATCCGCTTCCTGTAAACTTAATAAATCTAACTTCAAATATTTTACCTCTAACTAAAGGATCGGTATCTGCTAGAAATACAATTCTCATACCTTCTACAAGTTGTACACTGTCAATGTTATAACCTAGACTACCTTCTATAGTACTAAAAGCATCAGTAGTAAAATTGTCAAGTAAGTCAACTACTTGTTTTGTCTTTGTACCAAAATTATAAAGTTTTAATCCGTCTTTGAATTCAATAATTGGTCTGTTAGCACGTTGGCTTTGATCAATATCTAAAACTAAATTATTAATTTCTGCTGATAACTCAATAACACTTCTATGAAACCATCTATTGTATCTAGACCAAAAATTTCCATCTGGGCTAGAACGGTTAATAGTAATATAATCTTTATCTCTAGGATATCCAGTTGCAGATCCAAATGGTAAACTATCAAATCCATCAACACCGTCATCAAAAGGTATTAATAAATCAATTCCTACTGGAAAAGAAACTTCTACGTCAATGTCAGAAACAAGTTTAATTGCATCGCCAACACCTTCTACATACCATTCACTATCAGCAAATTTTGAAGGAGTAACTTCGCCTGAAAATCTTACTTTAAGACCGTTTGTTAAACTCCATCCATCTCTAGTTTGATAATACTTTTTACCTAAAATTTCCGACTCAACATCAATAAAACTAGCTTCGTCTTGATTAGCAACTTTAATTAGTCCACCAATATTAATATCGTTGTCTGCAACATACCATATTTCATTTGGTGTTCCTGGGCCAAGTAATAATTCGATTACTCCGTTTTCTACTCCTTGTTGAGATACTTCGTCTACTAGTAAAAATTCATCTTCTAATGTTCTAGCAGATCTAAAAGTAAACGGCAGTCCGGGAGTGTTAATTTCAAATCTATACTTTACACCTCTATACAATTTTAATGTAGGATTATTTGTTGCTCCATCAGGAGTAAACACATAAGAATAGTCTCCAAGAGCATTTTGTAATTCAACAGTATATGTACTTGTAATTTCTTTTGACTCTCCTGGAATAACAACAGTTTGTGGTCCTGTAGGAAGCCAATAATATTCACGGAAATTTGTAAGCATGTCCCAATTGATATTAGGGTTCCAAGCATAGAATTCTTGTTTATTATTTCTACTATGATTTTTATTGTCGCCACCAAAATTCTCAATTTGGTGAATATAATCCATATAGTCTCTTAAGAATTCTGTATTTCCTAAATTGTCCTTTACAATACTAACTGGTTCTAGTTGATAATTAGTTCTGTCAGCAGTTACATCTTCAAGATAAGAATCAGTAGTTGAGTTAAATGCCTTTGCACTTTTTCTTCCTACAAATGAATTAACTTTTTCTGATACTCCAGGTTGTAGTAATTGGTCTAACGTAGATTGTAAAAACTTAGTATTTTTCTCAGTTCTAAAATATTTGGGTAAGTGTCTAGCACTTTCTCTACGCTGTGGCACTTCACCTGGAAGTGGATATTCATTTTGCTTATTATCGTCAGCCATTAGTATTAATACCCTTTATTAATTCGTGTTGCGTTATCTTCAAAGTTTGTACTTTGAATTCCAGCATTAACTGTTTTTGATTGTGTAACTACTTCGCCTGAGGCTTTTAATCTAGAAGCAGTAATTGCATCTATAATTTCAATATCGTCTACACTTGCACTGCTTATAAAAATTTCATCTGCTTCTGATTTAATTTCATACAAGCTACCAAATGATTGATCTTCCTGTACAGGAACAATAATAAACGAAGATATATCAGGAGCAAGTTGATTAATGACAAATCCCGAAAGTTCTGAGAAGTAAAAAGTTTCGCCAAAGTCCCAGTTGTCTAATGCAAAAAACTGATTAATTGCTATAATTACTCTTGTTTTAATATCATTATCATTTAGAACTTTATCTGCATTTTTTACAATCTTAAATTTAGCTTTCAATTCTGTATCTGCTTCTTTTCCAAATAGTATCTTATACTTAACAGGATGATATATAACTTCGTCTGTTAATGATTTAATCTTATTCAGTGCTGATCCGTACTCAATAAACAACTGATCACTACTCGACGGTAATGGTTTTTCAATTGATTGATCTGTAAGCCATAATCTAAAATCATTATCATAATTTCTAGTTAGCAAATACATATCAATAATATTACTTGCACTAGGATCAATTCTTGATTCAGCACTTGCTGCATGAATATAACGGAATTTTAATTTATCTCTGCCAACCCTTGCTTTATAATCAGCAGTAATGTTTAATTTAAGAGTAGATTTGTCTAGAACTTCAAAGACATCAGTGTCAATATAATAGAAAACCTGTCCATCGTTGTATGTACTAAAGGGCTCTACTTCTGTTTTAGAATTTAAAATAATAACTTCGTCATTATCGTTGTTAAAATAATTATAATCTTCTACGCCGTCATTTGTTACTATTCTTTCAAATATAATATACTTGTTAGTTGGATTTACTTCAGGAGCAATAATTTCTTCAAATAAATCTGCATCGTCAACAATGCCATCTTCGTCGTCGTCAAAATAGCTAATTTCTAATTTTTTACTATCTACATATCCTTCTACATCTCTATATGCATCAACTATTTCCCAATCAAAATCTCTTGTGAATGGAGCAGGATTATCTGGTTGTGGATTAATGTTTAATACAGATATACTATCTTTAACAATTTTTCCTGTTTTATTATTATAAATTTTATCGTTTGAATCATAATAAAAACGAATTTCGTTATCACTTTCAAATACAAATCTCATTGAACGATATGTAATTGTATATCTTTCTCCATTAGTTTGAAAAAGTACTAACCAACTTGCGTCAAGATTTTGATTAGTTACATCTCCGGTTTTACCTGTACTAAATTCTGTGCCTAGTGAAAGATTGTTTTCTGTAACTATTCTCCACTCAGCATCAATTTGATCAAACCTTAAACCAAATGTTTTATATGAAAATATTTGATCTATAATTTGTTGCTTAACACCAGTTTCTAAATTATTAGCAAGAGGTGGCTTAATTTCATATAATATACCACCTGTTGGAATAACATCATTTAATATAACAGCGCCGCGACCATCATCTGTAGGTTCAAAGCCTGTACCGTTAATTCTAATAACTTTAACCCATTTGTAATAAGTGTCGCCTAGCAACTTAGCAGGTCCTGAAACTAGCTCACCTTTAGTATTAAAATGATTAGTCGATGTATCTGCATCTTCTGGTGCTGATTTAGCTACATATCCAGGAGCAACTACTTTAATTAAAGATCCAACTGTAACTAGACTTAAAATTGAGCCAGTAAAGCTACCTAAGGTAGAAGGGACATCTTCAATATTTTTAAAATATCCAGTACATAAGTTAGTTTCTGAAGTTGTTTGTACCCAGTTAACTCCTAGGTCTCTAGTTATAATTTTATTAAATTTGTCAAAATAAAAGTTTCTAATTTTTTTATCATTTAAAATAGGTATAATAGTATTTTCTACAGCACCTTCTACATCTGTTCTAGTAGTAAAATTAAATCCATCTTTCTTATGTTGATACTCTTTATATACAACACCGTCATTGCCGTATAAAGTTGTTTGACTATATTTGCTAGTAGCATCTATTAAATCAAAATAACGACTTATACCACTTGCAACTCTATTAACACTTTTAACTTTTACAATTTGTTGATTAATACCTAATGGTGCAATTTGATAATCTTCACCTGTAACCATTCTATTTTGGGTGTAGTAAGTAGTAGGTGCATTTTGTTTAATTGATCTTGTAGTTTCACTAACTGAACTATTATCAACAGTGTACTTTAAGTTATAAGTTATAGTAAGAGTTTCTAGTTTATTACGCTTTGAAAGATAAGGAATAGTAATTGTTATTCCTCTAAAATCTTGTGGAGTAATAGTTACTCGTTGATTTAAACTTGTTCTAAAATATGCTTTAAATTGACCTTTTGGAATATTACCAAATACCCCGTCACTAAACAGCAAACTAACTCTGTCATCTACTCTAGTCAAAACTGAATAAAGATTTCTGTCATTTTTATCTAAACTATTATAGATAACATTGTTACCTTGTAATGCATCTACTTGAGTCCAAAGTTCTTTTTCGTTTCCTAAACTATCTAACTGATATAACCAAACATCTGAATTATTAATTAATGGTGTTTCGATAGCAACTGATTGATTAGATGCATAGTTGTTGATCGTAAACACGCCTATGTCTAAAGTTCCTTGACGGAAATGACTAAAAAATCCTGTATTTGAACTAGTAGGACCCTTACCATCATCTCTATATAACAAAGCAAAATTATTGCCAGGGAAAGGAGCTTCTTCGAGAATAGTATCAGTAATATCAGTTGATACTATTTCAAATCGTACTGCTCTACCGTCAATTGTTTTATTAAATTGGAAAGTTGGTACATCAGTATTAGTACTATTAAATCTATATTGCTCAGTATCAACTCCTGATATAACTGTCTTTTTTGTAGGACGGCCAAAAGTTCCATTAGTTGGAAGTGCAGTATTTAAAACTTTTATAAACTGTTCATACCAATCACTATTAGCAGGATCGTTCCAAGTAATTGTTTGTCCTGATAAGTTAACATTGTTACTATCGCGAACTTCTTCAGTAGTTCTAATATTTTGAATTTTAAGTAGTCCGTTAGCAGGCTGATTACGCTTAGGATTGTAAGATAATAAACGAGCTAAACGTAACACACTTTCACGACGCTCTGCTAGTTCTAAGTAGTTTTCTCGAGCATTTAGATCAATACGATAAGAAATATTTTGACCAAGGAATGCAATAAGATCTATTAGCGCAAGGTATTCGCTAGATTCAACATAATCATTAAAATCCTCAGGATAGTTTTCCCTAAGGTATTGAATCATTGTTCGACGTAAATTGTCGAAATCATAACTTTGAAAATCTGCATTACGAAAAGACTGATAGACTCTCTTCCAATCTTCTGCTAATAATAATCTATTTTGTCTATCTGTAGATGACATTGGCTATTCCTTATCTATAGCAGTATTTATATGAAAATAATAAGTGCGTATATAATTACTGCGTCATAAACCCAGCGTTCTCATCAAATTTCAACTGCATTTTTTCTACTATAGAATAAGGAAGATAGGCAAGTTCGCACTCAACTTGTATGCCACTTTCGTAAGAATCTACAGTAATTTGATTAACTTGAACACGCGGATCATAATTTACAATTCTTGAAACATTTTCAACTATTGCATTTTTAACAGTATCTGTTAACGGTTCAAAAAGTATGTCCCATATAATTGTTCCAAACTCAGGATCACTAAGTTTTTCACCTTGACGAATGTGAAAATGATTTATAATATCCTGTTTTATAAGAGCAATATCATGTAATACATGCGAACTAGCTTCAGGATTTACAGTACTAAATCCTCTATATGTAGCACTTTTTTCAGTAGTAACTCTATCTGAATTATTACTACCCTTTACTGATACTTGCTTATATAAGTTTTTTTCTAGTGTGCTCATACCGTATTTACCTTATTATGTTGGACGCTTAAAAGTATCCGTAAGTGTTGGAAACTCTGGTGCTTCTTCTTGTGTAGAATTAACAAATGTTCCTACACGTTCGTTATCTGGTATTGATTCTGTTTTGTCAGGAACAAATGTTTTTGGATCTAAGTTTTCGTGATCTGGCCAAGGTTCGTGTGTAGGAATACGCACAGGTCTTGTTGCTGTACCAGCCGCTACTGCCGCAGGAGTTGAGTTCATAAAAATTCCGTCTTTTGCAGTTTCTCTATGTTCAGGTGCTGTAATATTA